GCGCTCCAACGCTTCACGCATTTTTTTAGGGATATTTACATATCTTAATGTGTGGTCGATATTTTTTATAGTTTCTTTAATTTTCGACATATTCATCTAATTTTTTGTTAATATCAATTCCTAATTCTTGCATCAATTTTAAACTTTCGAGGTTTAATTTAAGCAGTTCGCTGTTTTCTTTTCTTAACGTACCCATAAATGGCAAATGGTTAAAATCTGCTTTTACTTCTTCATTTGGTTTTAAATCAAATTCCAACACGTCTGTTAATTTTTGTAACTTTGGCTGTATTGCCATTGTAATAAGTTGTACAAATGCTTTTTGTTTAGCTTCTCCCTGACTACTTAAGCCTTTGGCTCTATCAACAACTAATTCAATAGGCACGTTGTAATAAACCGCTAACATTACCAAATCATTACTTATGGCTTCGTCAATCCCTAAAGACTTAAAGTTTTCAACCATGCGTTTTAATTCAAGGTCGCTTTTTCCTGATACGTGCAAACTTCGGTTTGATAATAATTTCTTTTCAATATCCTCACGCTCGGTTGTTGATAGTCCATTAACTTGTAACTGCATATCGTCTTTACCAGCCTTTTGAAACATTAAAAACTTTTTCAGAAAATGTAAATTGATATTTTTACTATCAAGGCCGCTTTCGCTATTGCTTACAACTTTACGAATAGCATCTAAAGACTTATCATTTTTGTACCAATATTGCGTTGGTGGCTCGTTATGTATGATAATTACATCTTTTAACTTAATCTCTTGCTTTTTATCACCATAATAAATAATATGATTTTCTTTTGGCAAATTTTCGCTAAATATTAATTTCTTTTCAAAGTCATCAAAATACTTTTTTGTTTTTTGGTCGAACTCTTTATAATCTAAAAAGTAATGAGCGTTAAAACTTCCTAATGGGTTTTTGTACATATAAACCGTGCCTAAACTAATTCTATAAAGATAATCCTCTATAAAATCAGTCCATGACTGAAATACGTTTGGTTTGTTTTGGTAGAAATAAAGATAGTTTTTTTGCTTTAACTTATTATTTTCGTATAAGTTTATGTTTGCGAGTTTGCCAGTATCAGCAATGATTTTAATAACGGTTTTTAAAGCGTATTGGTCTATACTACAATCATTGTAAATAGCTTTGCCATTTTTCATTTCGTAAACCCAATTACCCATGCTATCACGAATAACTGATATTGGTTTATTTAAGTTGCGAACCCATGAGAGTAAACTCATTAATTTTTAAGTTTAAACAAAAAAACCCTTGACTGCAATTAAGCAATCAAAGGCTTTTCTGTGAAATTAGTATTGTCGTTCATTTTTTGGTTTCATGCATCTTCACATGAATATCGTTGCAAATATACAAATTTTTTTAATATGCAAACTTTTTTTTAATTATATTTAATCAACCCCGCTTTATACAAAAATAATGATATATTCCTTGCGCAGTCAATTGTATGGTTATTCTTGTCAATATATTTGCCGTCAATAAATCCCTCTCGGTCGCTGTCGTTTGTGTAATTATTAACCTCAAAGTCGATATTTTCCCCAATATAATAAACGTTTATTGATTTTAATATCTCTATACCTAAATGAATACTATTTGGTGCTTTTAATGCGGGCGTAACATTGTAGCCGTTATCTAATAATTTAGCTATTTTAAAGTTGTTTGATGAGTAGTTATTCCTTGCTCCGCCATTATCGCAAATAGTAAACATCTGCTTCGGGTGGTTAATTAAATTAGCAATGTATAATAAAATTGATCCGTCGTCTTTTTTATAATTAACACTACTATCTAACTCAGCTAAAACATCATTTTCAGATTTATAAAATATTTCTCTTAAATATAGGTTTTGAGTGCCGTCATCTAAAACTTCATACTTCCAATTAAGGACTGCCATCGGGTCTGAAGCTCCAAAGTCAATTGATGAGTTTTCTTTTGCTTTAACTTGCGTGTAGGTTAATAAGTCGGTTTCTTTCCAGTCTTTGAAAACTTGACCCTCCACATCTTTAACCCACTCACCTAAAACAACATGATTATATTTTTTGATGTTTTTTTCTTTTAGCTTGTTGTAATAAGATAGGATATTTGTAGGCACTAATTTTGTTGGCAAATCTAAATAAGACGTATGAATAAACATCACATTGTCAACTATTGTATTTTCCCCGCCTCTTAATCCTTTGTCTTTATAAAACTGCTTAAAAATCCAGTGTTGAACACTCGATGGATTTAACGATAAAATAGTTATATTTCTTTTGCTTAGGCTTCTAATTGATAAAAATACCTTTTCAAAAGTTTCATAATCTGGCATTTCGTCTGCTTCATCAACCACAAAAGCATTAAACTGCTCCAAAGATTTAAGGTTTGCTGTTTGTTGATAAGAGCCTGTTTTTATACCTTTAAAAGCTATGCGTTCCTTTCCTCGTTCAATGTGTGTAATGGTGTTGTTAACATACCTTTCAAAACCTAATAACTTAATTTTATCATCAACATTTGGCTTAATACTATCTACAATTGAAACGTTTGTGTATCTTGTGAATAGTACAGAATAATCATAGTTAACGAGTGCTATTGTTGACCACAAACCAATATTATAAGACTTTGCAGAGTAACGCCCACCTGTAATAATAACCGTATCAACCTCTGGATGTTTCCCCTCTAATAGCTGAAATAATGGTAAATACTTAGGGTGTATAACAACATCACTCATTTTTTGGTGCTTCAAATATGATTTTTGGCGGTTGGTTTATTGTTTGTCCATCTGTGGTGTGGTCTATTTGTTGTTTGTCTCCAAACATTTTAGGATAAAATTTAGCCATTTTCCATTTAATTGTTTGGGCTAAAGTGTTATATGTAGATGGGTCTATTTCTTTACTTAAAAGCATTTCTTTTAATTCGTCAAGTTCATTATCTAAACTTTCCGCCTTGTCTTGTATGCTGTTTATATACAGGTTGTATAATTCTTTGTGTTCACGCTTCCAACGACACCATGTAGAAAAATCAGGATATGAGTTCTTTTGTTTTAAAACTGCTTTGATATTTAAACCATCAGCAACTTGTAAACATATTTCTTCACACATTAAAAAATCATACTCACTTAGTCGTGCCATTATTAAAAATCTTATCTAAAAATATTAAATCATCTTTTGAAACGTCATTAATAGTTGCGTCAATTTTTACCTCTTGGTTTACAAAAAATCCTGTTTCCGTTACCCAAGTTGTTTTGACAAATATTTTACCCTTTTGCCATTGTTGGCTAATAAAATCACCATGATAATGCTTTTTAAACTCCTCGAAGCCTAAAGATACTAATTCCGACATTGTGAGGTGTGTGGTCATGGTTTCTGTTTTTTATTAAATAAACGTCTTATAACATATCCTCGAATAAACGATACAATAAAAAAAACAAAAGTAATAAATATATTTTGATTAATTGTAACTTTTATTCCTAAAAGTGGATAAATCCATAATTGAATTAAAAAAGACGTTAACAAACCAACTACGACATTGGTAACGCTTTCAAGTGCTGAGTGCTTTTTAGTTTGGCTCATGTGTTTAAAAATTAATCATGTTCCGGCATATCCTTTGCCGTTGCTATGCCGTAAATAAATAAAGCTATGCCTACTATTAAAATAATTGCTATTGCTCCCATTTGTTAAATATTTCTTTGTTCATTCTTTTTGCTTGGTCAATAGATACTCCAGCCCAATACAATTGATGCTTAAATATCTGCGTGCCTTGTTTGTTGTAATACCTATAACCCATTAATTGGCTATGGTATTCTTGGTAACTTAATTCGTATCGTGTCATGGTGTTTATGTGTTTAAAAACCGCCTCAAGCCGTAAGGCGGTGTGTAATTAATAACTCTAAATTATAAATCATGAAAAGAACGTTGTCGGCTTGATTTGACAAATGTACTAATTAAAATTTAAACTGCTTTCAAAAATCTGAAAAATTTCTGTTTTTTTTCTGTTGCTAAATTTCATCAAATCACTTTTTAAAAAAAATAACTCCCCTTTGATGTTTTTTGAGTAGATTTTTTTTGAAGCAACCAAATAATCAAACTTACCTTTGTTGATTTTTAAAAATATTTTTGCTTCCGTTTTGGTTAGAATTTCGTCGGTCATTTTAGAAAAGTTCTATTTGTTTTGATTTATTATTGTCATTAAATCTTTTCTCGGCTTCTTTCATGTTTAAAATAGCTTGTTTGTAATAACTATCTTTTAACTCTATTCCGATTGCCTTGCGACCCATTGAAACAGGACTAAAAACCTCACTACCTACACCCATAAAAGGCGTTAAAACAACTTCATTAGGATTTGAATATAATTCTACTAATCTGTCAATTACATCTAACTGCAAAGGGTGCACATGCTTTTCGTCATCCTCTTCTTTGCTATCTCTAAATGGTAAAACATTATCAATACGAATGTCATCCCA